GGACTGGGGTGCTGTGTCGCTGTCCACCCTGGCGTCTGGCGGGATTCCGATGGCTATGACCAAGGGGATGGGGACTTCCTTGGCAACGAGGCTGGAGAACCGGTCACGCGCAGTCAACTTCATTGCCAATCTGAAGCGTGGAAGGTCTGTTGCTGAATCAGCGGAGCATGTGAAGAGGTTCTTGTTCGACTACAACGACCTGACCCCCAGGCAGAAGGACTACATGCGGTTGTTGATGCCGTTTTTCACATGGACTCAGAAGAATTTCCTGCTGCAGATAGAAATGATGAAGAAGAACCCTATGTTCTACTCTAATTTCGACCGCCTGTTCTACGGTACGCTCCCAATGGTGGCTGCGCACATCGAACAGGAGGAGATCAGGCAGGAACTGGGCCCTGATGCCCCTGAGTTCACCGTTTCACACAAAGCAATGCAGCACAGGACGCTGGAAAGGGTGCAGTACTACCCAGAATATAAGATGTACCGTGTCAGGGTGCCGGGCAGCGTCATCGGGCTGCCCTCTGGGTTCGACCTTGAGGGTTTCGGCCTGCCGCAGGAGAGCTTCGCCGAGTACATGCACAAACTACAGTCGATGGGGACTTCCAGACCTGGTGAAGGCGTCATTGAAGATCATTTTGAGTCGGCATTGGCATCTACCCACTGGGTGGCGCGAGCGTTCTACTCTATCGGCTCTGGCAGAGACCCGTTTTACAAGGAGAACCTGGACGAGCTGAAGATGCGGGAGGCGAACAACGTCGCCAACGCCCTGCACACGCTGGACGGACTTGGGCCGTCGTTTGACCCTATGGCCAACGCTATCAGGGACACGTTCGACGTTGTCGCTATTGCAAACCCCAGGAAGGAGAGCGAGACCTTCTACTACTTCGGTGACTCGGCTTTCTCCGAGATGGGGCTAGCCTTGAAGTATATCCCCAACCCGTTCGAGAGGGCGATGAGGGAGGGGGCTTTGGTGCAGGACGCATTTCTAAAGTCTCTGCAAACCAGGGAGGCGAAGATGGATACGACAGTGATCCCCGAAAGACTGCCTTTCTATTTGCGCCTCCTTAATGCTACGATGGGTATCAAGATCAAGCAGCAGGCGTCTACGGATTATCTCCAGAGCATGCATGAACAGGACATGAAAAATGTGATGTTCGATCAGACGGATGGACTGGGCTTGACAGAAAATGGTAAAGTAAAAAAATAACAGGAGGCTGAAATGGCTTATTCATCAACCGTAACTAAAACAAAGATCAACAACGTGGACTACGTCTACGACATAACGGAGACCATGGGGAGTACTACTGCTGGAACAGGCACAGACTTCTCCATTGATGTCACAACTTCCGGGCGGATACTGCGGTACACCTGTTCTGCTTCTGCAGGAACAGTTGATCCCTGCGTTTCGGTAGGTGACAATCCTTATGACTCCACTGCCGGGGTGAGGCAGGACGTTGATCTTGTACTGGAGAACGCCACTGCCGCCGCCGTCGTTGACCTTCAGCCCTCTGGCTATGTACTGTTCTACGCCACTGGAAAGAAGCTCTACATCAACAACGTGTGCTCCAATACGACAGCCACGGTAACAACCAGAATATTTGTACGCGACACTTGGGGGCTATAATGGCATCTTTATCACGACCATCGGCAGGGACAGCCTCCGTAACAGAACTCACCGTCGTTGACGGGGCAGCAATAGACAGCACAACCCTTGTGGTTGACGATGACAACGACAAGGTCGGGATCGGGGTGGCATCCCCGAAAACCAAGCTCACTGTCGAGGGAACGATCACGCTCAAGGAGCAGGCTGATGCTGATGCTGACACAGCAGCCTACGGGCAGATCTGGGTCAACACGGCAACCCCGAACGAACTGTACTTCACCACCGATGCGGGCGACGACATCGCGCTCACCTCCGGAACAAGCACGGTCGGCGGGATCTCATTCGCCAACGACGGCGACAACCGGGTGGTGACCGGCGACGGATCCGGCGGGATCAACGGCGAAGCCAACCTCAGCTTCGACGGCAGCACCCTTGCCGTGACAGGTGCTCTTACCATCACAGCCGACGCCCTAACGACCGCTCATGTCATGGAGGTCTCGGCTGACGCATTGACCGCCGGCAGCATCCTCAAGCTGGTGTCGGACAGCAGCAGTACCACAGCCAGGTCTCTGATCGACATCACCAACGACAATGCAGCCGCCACAGGTGCGACGCCATTGATGATCAGGAACGACGCGGCTGGTGGAGGTGGCATTCTTGTCGAATCAACGGCGGCGGAAACCAAGCCTCTGCTTGATCTGATAAACAGCAGCAGCAATGCAGACAAGCCTTCCATCCTGGCTTTTACAAAAATAAATGGGGCGGCGGATGACTACGGCATAGGCAATATCGTCTTTGCAGGCGAGAACGACGCTGTTACGCCGGAGCCGATCGACTACATTAAGATCTTGGCAACGGCTTCCGATGTCAGTGACGGCACGGAGGATGGCAGGCTTCGGATCCAAGGCATGTCCGCCGGATCCAACACGACCTTCATTGACTGCAAAGGCAAGGGGAAGAGCGTGGCTGTCAACGGGTCTGCGAACGATTCAAGGGGTTCCTTCCAGATCCTTAGGAGCTGGGGCATCCAGATGTACGGTCATGACAATTCGGGCGGAGGCGCAGATACCCTTGATCTTACAGGTGACTACAGCGGGCATGGATTCATCTATGTGATTGATACGTCTGGTGATTCTGTCACCGTTAATCTGCCTGCGGCGAGCAGTGCGGCAGGGCGAATGTACATGTTCATCAAAAACCACGCGTCAAACAATCTCAATGTAGACGGCAACAGCACCGAGGTCATCTACGGAGTAGGCATCGCTGATCAGACCAGAGTTTCAGCGACTGACAAGGCCAACCTCTGGATCATCTGCGATGGTGGTGGATGGCACATCATCACGACGGCGGGGACTTGGTCTTGATATACATCGACATACAGCACATAGGAAAGCCGCACAATCCAGATGACATGGGAGCCAGCAAGGGTGATGATGTCTTCGACACGGAGGCTTATTGGACGAGCCTCTACGCATTCCATATGGAGATGCACCTGCGGAATATGGGATACCCCGTCATGCGTCTGTGTGACGGCAGGTACTCCGACCGTCATGAGAGGGTCAATCGGTACGAGGCTGCCTACCCGTCATCCACGCCGTCGGTTTACCTGAGCTGTCATATCAATGCCGGCGCAGGATCCTATGGAGCCATGTTTTACGACCACCGCAGTTCTTTGGGGCCCGACCTTGCCAGATGTATAGCTGGTGAGTTTGATCTGCCTGGCATATCCGCAGTCAAGACCATCCAGGCTATGCCAGGTGACTGGACGCGCAACGCCTACAACACAATCAAGGATGTGCGCCGCCCCGTGTCGATTTGTCTTGAGCCTTTCTTCATTGATAACCCTGCTCATCAGCGGTATATGGATGTGGACAAGATTTATTTGGTTGGCGAGGCTATCGCGAATGGTATACATTCATGGTACATTAAGCAAGGAGAGTAGCCATGAAGAACCGACAAGCTCTGAAGATAACCATTAACCTGATCCGACACATCATGCCGCTGATCCTGAGACTGCTGCGGGCAGTCGAGGAAGCCAAGCAGGCTGACAGTGACGGTGGCAAGTCAGTCACGAACGACGAGAAGTGGGCTATTGCCCAGGAAGCCAGCCTGAACATCCTCCCCGCCCTGGTGGAGGGAATATCGGATGCTCTGGAGTAGCATAATTATGGACGAGACCACCCTGTTTGATCTGTTTGTCAACGGCAGCCCACTGGCTGGCTTTGCAGGATACCTCGTCTGGCAGACCCGTTCGATGCAGAACAGGTTCGACGCGATGTCGGAGAAGTCCGAGTCCAGAGAGGATGATTTGAGGGCCAGATACGACAAGGTGATTACTGATCTGCAGTCGGAGAAGGAGGTGATCAAGGACGAATCCAAGTCGGCTATCGGTGAACTCTCCACCAAGATAGACAGCCTTGAGCGCCAGCTCCAGGACGTGGAGAAGAAGTTCGACCAGATCATGCTGTCCATCCAGCAGTTGGGCACGACCGTGCAGGAACTGAGGTTCAAGGACATCGTCAGGGACAACAATAAAAACACATAGGAGGCAGCATGGCTGTAACCAGCAACACCCTACAACCAAACTTCGATGACATGGTAAAGCAGTCGAGCTGCACCAAGTCACCTGACAACAATCTGCTGGACGGCTCAGGGACGGTGTACAGCCTGCGCCTGGTCAACCAGGCTAACATGACCTACTTCAAGCTCTACGACGCAGCCAGCCCCACCTACGGGACGACCAGCCCCGACTTCCAGGTGGCGGTGGCAGAGGACACGACGATGACGGTGGTGTGCAGGCAGGGGATTACATTCTCGACAGCCTGTTCCGCTGCCGCTGCCAGGCAAGGTGGCACTGGGGCTTCTGGCGATGACAACCCTGGCGGACTTGCCTACACATTGTTCGGAGGTGAGTGATGGCTACCTATAAGACATCCATCTCTGGATCCATATCCGATGCCAAGTGGACTGATGACGCAGCCACGGCTACGGAGGTCGAGGCATCATCGTCCTCGATCAACGTAGACCAGGTACGCATCGACAACACAGCCAACTCGACCAAACTGTACCTCAAGTTGTACAACCTGGCAGCGTCCAGCTTGACGGTCGGCAGCAACTCTCCAGAGTCAATCCTGGCTGTTGAGGCTGGAAGCAGCGTGGAGTACGGGTTCGATCCAGGCATGGTGTTCGGCACGGCGTTGTGCTACGCGGTGGTGACCACTGGCGGCACGGCGGGAACCGCAGGCCCAGGCACGGCGATCACAGTAGAGATCCTGACGCACTGACAGCTAAAAAAAGAAAAGCCCTGGCGGAGGATACAGCCAGGGCTTTAATTTACAACAAACCACAGGGATCGTGAGCGACGAACCTAGGTAAGAAAATCCTATCATGGTAGAGGGGGTGGTGTCAAAGAATTGCTGAAGGCAAAAAAAAAGGGCTGAAGCGTTAGCCCCAGCCCTGTTGTTTCCTTTTCCATTTGGTCATGTGTTTCAGACGCTCCTCGGTAACGCCCACCTTGACCCAGGATGTGAACCCTGGATCCTGGTAGACGAACCATACGGAGTGCCCCTTGCTCCATCTCTTGATGTCGCGCCTGAGAATAAATATAGTCACGAACATTTTATTCTTGTTGATCAGTCAATGGTATTCTTTCACACATCATCTTGGGTCTGAGTGGCCATTGATATGGCAGTCCATAATTTTTACGAAGCAATACTTCCCTCTGTTTGTTGAAGGATCGCAGTTCATTGTAGATTTGACAAATAAATGGCTGGCTTTTGGGATCCTCAAGTTCCGTTTCGTACCATAGTGAGATTGTGAGTTCTATTAACTGTATGCAGGTTTCCGCTGAATGAATGTCTGCATACAACAGGACTTGTTCACATTTCAGTTTGTCAATTTTCTCATTCGCTGCTTTTAATTTATAGTTTAATGATTGTATTTGAGATTTAAGTTCTTCGTTTCTTTTACTTAGCTGATTGTTTATTTCGTTGTAATCTATCATTGTTTATCCTTGTCGTTGTTATCTTGTCATTAGGTCTTCGTAGGGTATCAGCTCTCGGAGGAGAGCCACCTCGTCGTCGCCGCTGGCTACGCAGGATCCGTCCGAGGAGAACAGACCCCACCCGTCAGCGACAGGTCTGGTGTGCATGCCGCTGTCATCGTGCATCGAGCGTATGTGGTCAAGGTAGGCAGCCTTCTGTCCTGCCAGACGGAGGTAGGATGATCGATGCCGCGCCGCCCTGTCCACCAAGGCTATGTCGGAAACGGACATGCGATATGAAACCACTTCCTTGATCACCACCGCCTTCTTACGTCCGCTGCGCTTCTTTTGGTACAGCCGACCGTCCTTGCCGACGGCAATCCTGTGGTCGCAGGCTGGTCTGCTGTCACGCTGATAGGCTCCGATGTCGCGCCAGACCATTACGTCCCAGTAGTCCTCGTGCTCCCGCCACTTGGCGACGGCGAAGCCCATCTTCTCCTCGGCGGAGTCCCTCTTGCCTCGAACAGCCAGGGCGGACACCACGTTGTCTATGCCGAGGTGATCCGCTATGCAGGTGAATATCATATCAGGCAGACTCATGGCAGCCCCCTGAGCACTTCCTCGTAGACGTGGCTGTGCTCTGGATAGGTGGAGCACAGCTCCGCCAGGTACTTGCGGGTGGAGGCTGAACCTCTTCGCCGCAGGAAACTCCTGACGTTCCTGCGCACCTTGGACAGGTACTTGTCCTGTCCCCTGGGCATGATGTCAACCTGCGCCTGGATGTCCAGAACGTCGTGCTTGATCTTGGTCTCTGCAAACTTGTGCTTGAGGTGCTTGATGATCTCCTGCCTGGGGATGAGCACCCCCCTCATTGCTGCAGACAGTATGATGTTGTTGGCAAGCTCATCCATCTCGCCGACGGTGATGTTGATGTCGAGTTCTATGTCGAGGATGGCTTCGATGAAGTGCGGCCAGTCCTCTGGTAGTTTTTCCATGTCCATTGTGTTCTCCTAGAAGGGCAGTTCTTCGCCCTGTTTGATTATTGGTTCAGTTGTTCCGACGAACTTCGTCGCGAGTTCAAGGTCTACCTTGACCCTGTAGCATATGGTGTGCGCAGCCATCTCTTCAGCCAGGTGCAGGAACCGTGATGCCAGCGTCGTAGGCAGCCTGTCCTGCTCCTTGAGAGCCTTCACTATGAGGTAGCAGCACTGACCCAGGCGGTCGTGCCACTCAGGTCTGCTGCTAGCCCACTGGTACTCGGAGATGGGCTGTTCAGCTATCGCCTTCCATTCGGGATCGCACTCAGCCTCTGACTGGAGATGTAGTTCCAGGAATCTTCTTCCACTCTTACTCATTGCTCACCTCCCCTGCCCCAGCCCATGAATCCACGGATGAACTTGTCACCCACGGTTTCAGGCTTGAGATGCTTCAGCTTTTCAAGTTCCTCTTCCAGGATCTGTATCGCCATCTTGAGGTCGCCCTCGCTCTGTGCGGACAGGTCACTGCCGTTGTTGGTCATCTTCAGTATGCTCTGGAGATACTCCAGAGCCGTTCGTATGTTTCCCATGTCATTCTCCTTGGGTTTGTTGTTTGTTGTTGTTCTTTGAGCAGGCGGGGCAAAGCCAGTTGCCCTCCTTGTCGTATGTCCAGCCCTTCGCCTTAGCGTTCTTGACCGCCTCCAGCTTTGTCGGACAGTCCATAGATTGCTCCTCCTCGTGGCATCCCTCGTCGCAACCTGTGCAATAGATCGTCACCGATGCTATCACGCACCGCCAAACATTCTCCAGAGCCTTGTGCCATGCGTTCATTGGTCACCTCCTTCTGACTTTTCATGCCGCTGAAGAATGTCCTTGGCTTTCGGCAGGACATCGACGAGTTCAATGACTGCCGATGCGCCAATCCAGCCTGGGGCATGAAGGCTGTCGATAGCCCGACACAGCCGCTTAATGATTTTGTATTCCTCTTTAGTCATTGGTCACCTCCTTCTGACTTCAGGAACCCTTCGGGCGGTTGCCATTCAGGATCGCTGCACTTAGGGCACAGCCATTCGACCTCATCTTCATCATCCTCTGATACGCAGAATGTCCACTTGTCCGCGACAAGACCCTGCATGACTTCATCAATGTCGAAGTAGGTTACCATCTCATCGAAAGCTGTCTCCGAATGGCGACATTCGTGGTAATTGCTGCAATCAATATCCAGCACCAGCCACGCAACCTCCTTCCTGCCCACGATGATTTCCCTGGCTTTCGCCACCAGTTGTTTGGTATCCATCACTCACCTCCTTTGATTATCTCACTGTCTCTCAGGCGGAACTCTCCACCGTTGAAGCGGATCACTATCCGACCGTCATCCTCCACACGGATCACCTTGCGGGTGACGATCCTCCAGCTATGTATTGTCAGGGGCCTGCACCGTATGGTGTCCCCTGCCTTTATTGTCTGCGTAGTCATGTTAGCCTCCTTGGCTTGTTGGTTTGTTGTTGTTCTTCATCCCACACCGTCCAGCAAGTCATTGATGCTCACTTCCAGGACTGTTGCAATCTTCATGAGCCTTGGGATTGAGGGTGGTCTCTTGCCTTGGAAGTAGTGGGCTATCGTCATCTTGCCGACCCCTGTCTCTATCGCTAACCATTCCTGGGTGTAGGGGTTCGGCATAAGCTGCTTGCAACAGGGGCAGCGATCTGTATTATTGCTCACCTTTCCCATTTTGTTGGTGGTAAATCCTCGTTTCTTTTTGTAGTCAGCCAAAGCCTTTTTAAGGTTGATGGCAATCTGCTTCGCTAGTTTATCCTTCATTAGTTATCCTCTTGGTTTGTTGTTGTTGTTTATATGCGGCGCTTGCGTATCCAGTAGTCCGGTCGTTCGTACTCGCCGTGAGCCAGGACATACACTCCATCCTCGCAGAACTTCTGCGGGGAAAGTTGCCGAGTGATGCCGAACTTTGCCAGGTAGTCCTTTGCATCCTGCACTGTTTCAAACAGCATGGGGCTGTCATATTCTGGCTGGCTTGACCATCCAGGTTGACCATCCCACATCCACTTTTGTTTGGCTGTAATGGGGCCGCCCGGGCCGTCAACCATGGGCCCGTCATCACGGGCATGGATATGATTCGTGTGGTGGTAGTAGTATCTTATCAATATGTAGTACATTTGATCCTCTTGGTTTGTTGTAAAGTACACTCTGAAATAGAGTTAAAAAGCGGGGGGTGGGGAACCCCCCAGGCTGGTGGGAACCAGCCACTGACAGGGAAGTCAGTTGTCTAGGCGAGTATGATCTCTCGCACCGCCCAGAACATTATGAGGAACAGTAATATCTTCATTGCTCACCTCCGTTTGTTGTGTTGTGTCCACACCACTTCGGAGCTGTTCTTTCTCAGCCCCTTGGTTGATGCGAAAGGTTTGAAGGGAAGCCAGTCGGCATCCCCGTTCTCGCAGACGATCACCTGACCCCGCCTCTCCTTGCAGAACCCTGCAAGATGCTCGAAGTCTATGTCCCGTTCGGTGTAGTGGCTGCCGCCCACCTGGTAGGGTGGATCAATGAACCAGGTAGCTACCTGGTCACTCAGATCACTGTAGCATCCCTCCTTGATCTGCCAGTGCCGTATGTAATGCAGTTGGGAGGCGATGCGCTCCCTGATTGTCGCCGACCAGTGACCACGGTTGGGGCCGTTGGTCATTGACCGTCTAGGCTGTGTCCCTCCCTTGGTCACCCAGAACCCTATCAGGGTACGGGCTTCCTCTGGAAGTGAGGTAGGCACTGCCTCCCCAGGCTTGAGGAGGGGCAGCTTCCTGATCTCCTTCTCGGACACCCTTATCAGGTAGTCCCAGACGGAACAGACGTGCTCACTCTTGTCCACCAGCCACACGTCCTTCCAATGCCACTGCAGCGCATAGCATGCACTGCCTGCGAAAGGCTCTATGATGGTGTTGTAGAGGGGTTCGTCGTACCGAGGAGAGAGCCGCCACTTGCTACCGTAGTAGCTGAAGAATGGTCGTAGTCTCATCAGGTTATCCTCCTGACCAGGTACTCAGCCTGGTGTTTGTCGAAGTCCCCTGGTTCGGCTATGCCATCCAGATCAAGATCGTGGACAATGAGATGAGACAGGTAGTCAATGGTTGTCACCTCCTCATTGTACTCCTCAGCAGTATCCAGGTATTGCTGGAACAGTCGGGGTATGTTGACCAGCGAAAGCATCTTGTCAATGCCTCCGCACTCGTCAACGTATTCCTGTGTCGCGCCGTTCCAGTCTCCTGCGACGGTCTCGGCTATCGCCTTGGCGCAGTCCTCTCTTGTGACCTCTATGGTTGTTGTTGTTGTTATCATTGTCATCCTCCTTGGTTGGTTGTTAGTTGTCTATGGTAGTCGGCTATCGCCTCGTACTCCTCTGCTCTGTCCGCATACTCCTCGGCGATCCTAACGTAGGCTCTTCCAATGTCAGTTATGCAGACAATCTGCCCACTGCCGTCGGCAAAGTGGGGATCCCACTGGCTCTCGACAATGTCGATCAGCCCAGCCCACGCCAGTTTCTCAGCGTAGTCCCTGCCGATCAGTTTGTACTCATCGTCAAGGCTTTCTCGGTCACACTCTCCGATGTACACATCTATAGACCAAGGATCGAATTGAAGCAGGCTTAGAAATTTCAGGGTGTGGAAGTGCGGGTACAGCTTGGTCAGTATGTCATGTCTTCCTAATATGTTCATGGGTTATCCTCCTTGGTTGGTTGTAAGTTTGTTTGATATCGTTGTGCCGCCATCGTCACAGGCAAACCTCAGCATCCGCAAACGCCTTGCATATTTGGCAGGCAGCATCATGACGATCGTCATACTCCCAGCTATCCAGGAGGCATCCCCGTCCCACTCTACTGAGTAGGTCGCTGTCTCCAGCATCCTGCCCATCTCGTCACTGGTCATCGGGTCACCCAAGCGATCCGCATATCCTGTGCATACGCCTATGTCTTCCAGATGATCGTTGTCCTCTGTCAACAGAAACCCGAACCATTTATCAGGGTCTTCATTGTCGTATTGCGTGTGAAACAAAGCGGCTGACATCTTGTCGGCATCCCACGCGCTGGTTCCCCAATCTTCCCAGATTGTACGGTCATGGAACTCCCACATCTTTTTTATTGTCACTGTTATCATTGTTATCCTCCTATGGATTGGTTGTTGGTTGTTGTTGTTATCCGTATTTGATCTTGCCGAAGCAGCACCACTGTAAGATGCAGTTGGCAACGTCGCTGTCGATGCTGCCAGGGCATCCGTGCCGAACGAATTGGTCTATGCCCTGGAACATTAGACTGTTCCCAGGCTGCCCCGCCGCGAACATCTCTCCGATCGCCTGCTCCATCTTGGCTCGGGTGATCTCAAACGCCTCGTCCGGGGCATAGACATCGACTAGGTCATCGTTCTCCAGCCTCGTTGCCCAGTAAGAAATATCGACGTATCTAAATATAGATCTGAAATCCTCTGCGCTCAGTTCGAATGTCATTGTTATGGTTGTCATTGTTATCCTCCTTGGTTGGTTGTAGTTGAAATAGAATCAAAGTAGGGCTTTCACCCTACGGCATATCAAAGGTCGGTGTAGATCTGTTCGGACTTAGTTATTGGGAATTGATATGGGGAATAGCTTGCCCAGCAGTTTGCATGAAACTCTGCTATAAACATCAGATCGCGTTCGGCTTTTTGTGCCTCTATCTCCCACGGTCGTTCCGCCCAGGGGATGATCACTTTTTCCCTACCCTTGCCCATCCCGATCCTTTTTGGGTCATGATCCCAGTAAGGGTATCTGATGCTGGGGCCTGTGTGCCCTTTTGGTCTCCATGTCTGGTATGTTATACGATGGGTTTTCAGATATCGCGATCCCAGCCGCCCCTCTGCAAATTGCACGGCATGCATCAGTTCATGTGTCAGTGTTTTGAGATTCTGGAACAGGCTTGATTCGGAATGCAGGGATATTGGGAAGTGCTTGCTTTTTGATCCATTGGACTTCTTGGAATCCTTCCAACTTCCGCAGGTTCCAGCAGCGTCTCTACGATCTAATTCAGTCTTGCGCATTTTGACGGTGATCCGCATTGTATTGATCATTCGGGTGCTGGTCAATTTTTCAAGAACCCGGATGATATGCTTTTCAAACAATGGGAAATAATCAGTCCAATCTCTGCCCCGCCCCTTCTGAAAGGTAATTATGAGTCGTCTATGTGTCATCTGTGCTCCCCTCTCTTCGTGATATTGCTCATTACACACCGTCCCAATAGAATCCGATTGACCAATTGTTAAGGGGCTCGGCATGGAATCCGTGCTTTTCAGCTATGTTAAAAATCATGTCTCTGTATTTGGTTAGACCAGTGTACACATAGTCTCCCTGCCCGCTGAACATGTCATATCCAGCACCATCAAAATGAAAGACCATTTCTGCGTTGCATTTTGAATATTGGCTGACCTGATCCCGACCTATCCACAGCCCTGTATCATTGAGGTGGTGAACCTGTCCGCCGCCATCAATTTCCTCGTATCTCTCCTCTTTCAGTGAGTTAAGGTACTCATTCAACTTTGCTGTCAGTTTTTCAAGTCTCTTTGTCATTCTCTTACTCATGTTGGCTCCTTCGCCGTTGTTGTTTGTTTGATAATTAATCATTGGTTATCCTCCTTGGATGGTTGTTGTTGTTGGTTGTTATATAGTTCGACAGTGACTCCTCCTGTGGTACACAGACGGTATTTTGTGACCCCTATAATCTTGCAGTTATGATAAGGTCTTGAACATTGCAATCCGCCCTCGGTTATCTTTCCATCTATAATTTCAGGGGCAATCAAACTCTTGTATGTGTTTGTATAGGTTGCCCCTTCCCTCGTGTAGGTGAAGGTGTATTCCCATTGGATGTAGCAAGTGTCCTTATACACAAGGTTGCCGTGTATGGTTTTAACGTGTTCTCTTCTCATGTTATCCTCCTTGGTTGTAGTTGAAATAGAATCAAAGGGGGAGGGTTAACTCCCCGGGCTGCTAGTCTTGTGATTGCCTGTAGATGCGCTTGATCTCCGACACTGGCAGATCAAACATCTCAGCTACGTCCTCGAATGTGTAGCCACCGAGTATCAGCAGATAGAGTATCTCGTCCTCTTCTAGGGTCAGTATCATTGGGTTATCCTCCTTGGTTGTTGTGTTACTTGAGTTCCTGGCTAGTCCAGCCATTGATGATGATAATTTGCTCCTCGCTGTTCATGCTGGCTACGTCAAAGCCCTGGTCTATGAGGTAGGCTATCGCCCCTTCGTAGGATGAATTGAACGTGTAATCCCATGGGATAGTCTTTGACTTTCCGAACCACTTGTCAGTGATTTTGATGCGGCTTCCTCGGTGATTGGTTGGGCCCAAGTACTTGTATGAGAATACCCGTACGTTGCCGATTGATTTTACTTTCCTGTATTGTTCAGGCATTTTTATCCTCCTGGTTTGGTTGTTGTTGTTGTAAATAGAATCAAAAGGGATCCTCGGATCCCAGGTTGCTAGATGTAAAGGTAGATCAGCAGGTCATTGTGACTCCCCTGTTGTTGTGTCGGTGACGTGCTCTGACTCCGCGCTGGCTTTAAACTCCTCGAAGCAGACCGGTGTCCACCCATCTCTGGCAATTCGGTCAAGATTATATTCGATGTAGTCTTTGTATGCTTCAAGCATGATTGTGTTGATACTCATTGGTTATCCTCCTTGGTTGGTTGTGAAATAGAATCAAAGGGGATCTACGGATCCCGGGGTCTAGATGTAGAGCCAGATCAGCAGGGCGAGTCCTGCCACAGGGACAGAGACCATCTCCAGTTTTGTATCACTGTTCCAGTTGGGAACGAGCACCAGGGCTAGCAGCCCCAGGCCCAGGCATTCAAGGAGCACAAAGAATTCAGTCATTGTGACTCCGAGATGAACACCAATTCGTGACGGTCGCCGGCCAGGTGTGAATTGCAGCACTCGCAGGATGAGTTAGAGAAGCCGAGGCTATCACCCTGTGTCATGTATCCGTGCTCGTTGCACAGTTCGGTGGTGCGCTCTTCTATGTGGCCTATGAGCCTCTCTGATTCCTCTTTATCGTAGTAGTAGTCAAAGGATGAAAGGTCACCGCTTGCATAGGTGTAGCAGTCGGAGCAGGCTTCGATAGTTAGGGTAGTAATCATTGGGTTATCCTCCTATGGATTGGTTTGTTGTTGTGAAATAGAATCAAAGGGGGATCACTTGATCCCGGGGTCTAGATGTAAAGGTAGATCAGCGAACAAGTGACCAGGTTTCGAACACGCCATCCGTTGGACGGGACGGGTGGACATCTTCCAGGTCATCGGGGCGATCGGGATGGATCAGGAATGATCCCTCAGTGCGGTACAGTACGCACCACACCACGCCGCCTATCTCATCGGCTTGAGCCGTCGCCCTGTCAAGATTCATATGCGCCCTGATCTGGTTGCCTTCCGAGTCTACGACAACGTAGACTCGCAGGGTTGTAGGTGATGTTGGTTTTGTCATTGGGTTATCCTCCTATGGATTGTTGTGAAATAGAATCAAAGGGGGATCACTTGATCCCCAAAGTAAAGATCGGATCGGGCTTATTCAGCCGGCCGGAAAGTGTTCCAGGACTGGAGATAAAGGGGACGGCCGCCCGGCAATATGTACAGGCTTCCGGAGTTACTCCAGCAGATACAATAGACCCGGTACAATCGACCGTCGTGTCGAACCTTGTACGGGGTAGTAAGTTTACTACCATACCCGCTAGAGGTCTGTTGAAGCCCTTGTAAATGCCACCACAGCGGCGTGTAAATAAGATGGCTTTCAGTTTCCTTATAGTTCATGTTTGCTCCTGTTGTTGGTTTGTTGTGAAATAGAATCAAAGGGGGATCGAATGATCCCCAAAGTAAAGATCGGATCGGGTAGACTTACCAGGCCCGATCGGGTAGATGATCAGGATCATCATGAAACGATTCACTGTTAGGATTCTCTAGCCAAAAATCGTACCCGCATTTTTCATGATGCTCAGTGAAACACTCATAGGACAGGAGTGCATGATCGTCACGTTGATCATAGACATAGTCCCGGAATGATTCGAGGGCAGTTATTACGCTAGACATGTTCACGTTTGCAGCCCTCAATTGTTGGATCTTCTTTTCAAGGCGACGGAGGTTTTTAACCCCGGCTTCTTGTTCGATGGTCTTGATCCTTAATCGGAGAATGGAATTCTCTTCATCCAATCGGGTGATCTCTTTGAGTAACGCTTGGTCTACTATATGCATTTTTGCTCCTTTGTTGGTTGAAATATAGTTAAAAAGGAGAAGCACAGATAGCCGATAAAGTAGAGTGGCTACCTTTTTATGTGCTCCTCCCACCATATAGGAGGAGGATTCGCCGCGGTTGTTTGGATCTCGGTATCGCTACCATCAATCGGAACATCTCACAATTTCGCTAGATCTGGGGGATAGTCTCCACTCACCACCCGGCGAACACCAGGTTGCACGGTGGGTTTTTCCCTATCCCTACTTGTACACCGGCGACTCCTGTTTAAAGGATCCGTTCACCCGGCGCTATTGTTGATCCAGCGGGTAGCCTGTTCTGTGCTCGCCTACTAGGTAGGCTACGGCTAGGTTGTCACACCCTCCCCGATTGCACGGCTGTATTAATGTCGCTGTTCTGATCTCTCCAAAACACTGATCAAGCCTATGTCGGGGCTTCGATATGGATCAAGCATTCATGTCCCCATGATACAGGTAGCATTTGATCCTCGCAGTGCGGTTCGTCTTGTGCATGGACTCCGCTCGACTAATGCGGCCTTCCCCTCGGGAAGTGTCTCCAGGGATCCTAGGCGGATCTGCCTTGACGTTGTGGGAACGACCCTTTGAAACTATGGTGATGTACCTCCTTTCCGGTTCGGCTTGGTTGCCGCCCTCGGTTTGTGAAATCATTGTAATTCGATTCTCGACATTTACAAACAGGCTGTCTACGATAATCATGACATTGTACCAGAATAGCCCCTAACCACGGGGATGAAAGAAATATCGTTTTTTTTTATTTTGCACGGTTGAACCAGTGGAGCACGTTGGGCAATTGAACATGGGACAGTGGCAGATCTGACGGTAGGCGAGCATGTCCAGCGTCGGAATCAGAACCGAGATCCAGACCTGTTCTGTAGCTGCGAGCAACGGCCCCGTCCCAGGTTCGATTTTTGGCATTAAGAGGAATTTGAAACTCCTCTACTGGGCGAGCGGAGCTGTGCGCGCCGACAGAAATGATCGCATGTGCATGGGGGTTGGGTGGTGCTCCCCCCCCGTGGGGGATGACCATATATGTGTTACCCCCCTAGAGAGGTTTTCAGCTTTTCCAGAGTATCCTGTTTCTTCCATTTGCGCCGTTTTCCCCTTCGATGTATTGCTTTGCTGTCTTTTTTTACGGTTTTTTCCTCCCCCATCATACGGGCAATCTAGCGGTCACTAGAAGATGGCAGTGGATTTCGGGCTGATTTGTGGTTACATTCCTAATTAGAGGGTTTTTCTAGGGGTGTTAACAGAGAAGAACAAGTTCTTCGATGTTTAACCCCGACGAAAAACAGAGGATTTCAACATCTGCCGTCGCATTGAGCGAATTACATTATGTGTCGGCTGTATCGGAGGATTAGAATGTCTGTTGAGCGTTTTGAACGTGACAATTGCTGGCATTGTTCGTTGGATTGTGGACGAATTGCAGAGTTATCAGCTCATGATGAGTGTCCTGAGTTTGTTTCTGGGGACGAATTGCGTAGTGTCAGTACGATTGTTGCTGATCCTCCTTGGTTGGAGCGTGGTGGTGGACGTATACAGAGGGGTGCTGACAGGCATTACAGTCTGTTGGGTGCTGATGCAAGTGTACTGGTGATGCGTGAGTGGCTGAAGGGCTATGAGGTGTCTGAGAACGCCCATATGTACCTGTGGGTGACTAACAACCACCTTGAGGACGGATTGAAGGTGATGCGGGAGGTTGGTTTCCGTTACATCACCAATATTTGCTGGGTTAAGCCTAGTTTTGGTCTTGGGTACTACTTCAGGGGCCAGCATGAGCTGTGTCTGTTTGGTGTACGGGGACGGGGCAGCCAGGTTAAGACTGGAGACAACGGAGTCAGTTCTATTGTCAGGGCATCGAAGAGGAAGCACAGCCAGAAGCCAGATGAGTTCTATGATCTTGTCGAGAGGCGTTCTGCGGGAGGGTATCTCTACATGTTCAGTCGCTCTGAGAGGGTGGGCTGGTACATGGAGGGTGACGAGGTGGGTTTGCTGTGATTGACCTGGATGATTTGATGGAGAGGGCGTACAGTGATCCAGCGGTGCTTCAGTATCTGTATGAGGCGCATTACTATCAGTACGAGAAGGTTGTCAAGAGAATCAAGGATGAGCATTTCGCTCGTCTTTCAAAGGAGGATAAAGATGGAAGGGGTTGATGTTTCGGTCAGGGTCGTGAAAGACCTGGTGGATTTTATATTTCGCAACGAGAGGTACAGGCACAGTCTTATCTCGGCGTTTGTCAGCGTTGGTGATGTTGGGTGGGAGGAGGCGAAGAGGGTGTTTGTTGAGGGCACTGGTGCTTGCTCCTCGGTAGCTGGGGCTGTCAGTTTCTACGGTCGGAGGATTGAGAGGCACGGTGTCGTGCTTCCTTCTGGTGATGAGCTTGGCGTGATGGTTGACGGTGTTCGCCTTGCTCGCCAGGCTGCTGTCATCCGCAGGAGGTATGTCCGTCGTAAGTCCGAGAAGCCGATCGGCGCGGCTGAGGAGTACTACCGCAGAGAGGGGTACTGGTCTCGATGAACTACGAGGTGTGGATCAGGATTGACAGGGAGACCAGGATGATGAGGGGGTGTGTCCTTCACAGCTCCATTGTTCAGGCTCATGAATTTGCTGAGGCTTACTGGGAGGGCAGGGCCTATGAGATAGACTGCAATGGTAAGACCGTGTATGTCAGTCCAGCGGCGGTGGCTATTGTGAATGGTGGTCAGTACGGTTTGTTCAATGTCTAGGTGTGGCAGGTGCGGTTTGTTTGCTGAGTATTCCTCTGACTATCCTGAGAGGTACAGTGGCATGTGCTTGTGGTATCAGTTCAGGCTTGAGGAAGACCAGGTGTGGGAGAGCCGTGAGTGCTCAGACTTTGTTGAGCGGATCCCGGATGTTGATCCGATTGGTCACTTCAGGTACAAGGTGTCCAGGGACAATCTTGGTAGCGCGTACCGAATCTCCACTTCAGCTCGTAGAAGAGCGAATCTCGGTCTGGTCATCTCCGTAGTGGGGATTGTTATTGCGGCTACCAGGTTTGTTCTGTTTCTGTTGGGCGGATAGAAGGGCACGGACACCCGACTGCCCATGCCCTGGGGCTGGTATGCCCTTCGTAGGCTTAATTGGAAAGGGCGAGGTCTTCACCCCGCCCGTTATACTCAACTCTCGGATTTTGTATAATCGTCTGAACCACTCGGAGCAGACACCTTATTATACAGTGGAAAGGTGTGTGGTGTCAAGGTGTTTGCGGTGTGCTATGATGACTTGAAAGGAGAATGACATGGCCAAACCAGACATGACGAAGACGGTGGAAGAGACCTTTGAGAAGAAGGACGAGGGAATAGAGGAGTTGCTCAAGAAGGATCAGCGGCAGCTTTCGGATGCTGAGAGGGAGAGGGTCGGTGATTATCTCCTCAGGGAGGCAGCAGAGTTGGCTATCGATCCTTTGTCCACGTTCGACCCCCAGCGCGTAGCTCCTCAGAAGCGTGGTGAGGAGCCTGCTGAAGAGGTAGGTAAGAAACCTTCCATGGCGGCAGCGGCGCGAACGGCATCTTCTGCGGCAGGCGAGAGGATGCCATCATTGGCGGAACGCACGGCGTCCAAGTCCCTGGACACGCTTACCAGGTTCGGAGAGGAGGTCGCAGACCTTCCTGCGGAAGCCTACCAGGCCAACATTGAGAGGGCTGCGAGTGAGAAGAGGAGGCTGGAGGGGCAGAAGCAAAGGCAGAAGGAGATGTGGAAGGGGCAGATTGAGCGAAGTGTTGAGGGTCAGCGGCAAGCCCCTGGTCAGGCTCCCCGAACCGACACGGAGTGGGAATCTCTCAGGAATATAACTGAGGAGATAGAGAGGCTGGAGCAAAGCAGGAAAGAATCGATGGATCCTGGCGAGGTCTATCATGAGATCCAGAGGCTCAAGGAGAAGAGGCGGAAAATGCCTGGCGGCAGGGAGTATGATCTGAAGGACGCCGACCTCACTGACGAGGGAGCCAGGACGAGCTACGAAGACTACCTGCTGAGGAATTGACATGGATGACAAATACGAAGATATGTCCTATGATGAGTTGATCGAACTTCAGAAAAAAGGGGACAGGCAGGCTGAAGGTGAACTGCTGCTAAGGGAGATGACTGAAGAGGAGCCTCCTCCAAGAATACCCAGGGGTGTCTCTATGGATAATCTTACCAACGAACAGATGGATGAGTTTCTTGAAGGCAAGAGAGGCTATACCCAGGGTAGGGACTATCCGAAAGGGGAAGCAGAGAAGGCGATGAAGGAGGAGGAAGAGTTCCAGGTAGAGGAGGATGTCTCGGCTATCAGAAGAAAGGATGACGATCTTGCCCTCCAGCAGTTCTCCAAGCTCAAGGACGCGGAGCTGTATGCCGACATGGCGGAGCAGTTGTATGGGGCAGGCTTTACTGCAGATGTGGTGGCAGGCATACTTGGCATGGGTGTTGCTGCGGGAGCATCGGCAGGCAAGGAGACAGTAGAGGGAGTCTTTGCAACCGCTGAGAAGATGGTCAAGGATCCGACACTGCCCCGTGAGTTCCTTCCCTATGACAGGGAGCGCATAATGAAGAACCTGCAAGACTACAGGGCGCACTACATGAAGCAGCCTGAGTATGTCGATGTCCCTGGTTCTTTTGTTCGGAAGTCGGCTGACGTTCCTACTGCCACTAGAAAAGCCAAGGCAGCGGAGAACATACTGGTTCGGATGGGTGACGAGGGCGTTGGGGCGAAAGTCGATAGATTTGTTCCAGTTGATGATCAGTGGAGAAGTCTTCCTCAGCCGGTGGAGGAGGTGATATCTTATCCCAATTATGCACCTACCAAACCCGTCTTCTTGCAACAGGCTGAGAGGTCATCAAGGAAAACCCCTATCGAAGGATATGAAGGTATGTCCAGCTACCTGAAGAGAAATGTTCCGAAGTCCACCTTCGGTGAATCGAAGATGGGAACCAGACCGTCAAGGAAGCCGACAGAGGTCAAGGGTGAACTGGAGATCCCAGGTTCCCCGGCAAGATATGAGGGTGTGCTCGGCATGGCCGTTCCAGGCTACGACGCCTACAAGGGAATGGAAGATGCGCAGCGGGGGAAGAGGACTGTCAGGGAGCAGCAGCAGGCTCTCTATGAATCAGCAAGTCCAAAGGTGCAGGAGATGATTGAAGATAAACTTATGGGCCCTGAGAAACCGAAGAGGGAATACTCTACTGACTATCGTTACAAGTAGCCGTATTCTCTGGGGGCCACGGCATGTCATGCCTTTTAGCCCACACCCTGGCGCAGTTCTGGACGCGGTTCCTGCCCTCCAGTCCTGGCTGCTGCCAGTCGTGCGCTATCTCCTTCCAGCTTTCGCCGTCTAGATTCTGCTGGTAGTACAGGAAGCCCCTGGTCAGGTTAAGTACCGGCCATGGAAGCCTTCGCTTTCTGCTGTATCTCAGGGCTGCGCTTCTTGCGCCTTCCAGGCTTGAGTATCCCAGGCGGTCTGCTATCTTGCGCCAAGTTATTCGGGTTCTCTGCCGAAGCAGGTACGCCCTCATTCCTCTCTTCAGGTTCGGATCCATCCATGACGGCTGCGCCACACCACCTCCTGCAGAAATGATAGCAAGTGATCATGGTTTTTGCAAGAGTTAATCTTTGAACTCGCACATTCCCCATCTGACGCAGGTCGGTTCTTCAGATGAAAACATCTCGAACTGCTTTCCTCCGTAGGCTGTCCTGCTCCACTGGACAACCTCGTCGATGCCATCCAGGCGGGGGAAGAAGGACAGTCTTTTGATGCCCGGCTTCTTTGCGCTTGCCAGCCGGTTGACGGTCTCCTCTAGATCCCTGATCAGATCCACCCTGGCATCGTCCAGGTTCTTGACCGCTGACTTCTTTACATACACGCATGGGTAGCAGCCCACCCTTGTCGAGCCGTTCAGGTACAGTCGGTTGGGCACGAGGTTCCATCGGCGGTGTATGTCGATGACCTGATTCTCAGTCCAGGCTATCAGCGGACGCCAGACCCAGCAGTCCCATCCGTCGTTCCACTCCCATTCAGTCATCTGGGATCGACGTGGGGATTCCTCCCGTCGGATGCCGACCAGGTTGACAAATTCAAAGTCAAGGCTGTCGAAATATTTAGATATGGGTTCGATCTTTAATTTCCGCGTACACCACTTGGCCGCCCCGGAAGGGAAGATTGTGTCGTTTATTATGTATCGGATCATGGGACTGTAGCGGCCGATCCTTGCCTCGAAACGCTCGACCTCCTTCTCCATTCCTGGGCGGATCTTGATGTCAGCCTGCAGCCTGGTGATCGGCCCGATGGTCTCCTCCAGTTTGTCCAAGTACTTGTAGGTGTCAGCATGCTCCCACCCAGTGTCCATGAACACGCGGTCGAAGTCGTCCTTCGTGTAGCCTAGTTCGAACAGATGCAGGCACATGGCTGTGCTGTCCTTCCCCCCGCTGACCGATACGATCGGTCGCGCATTAGTCAGTCTCTCGTCAGTCATTGCCGCCCCCCTGAAGGCATGAATTACACCTTCCGCAGGGCACACCGCAGTACGGTTGGTAACAGCTCCATGCCAGGTATTGAATTGGTTCTGGTATCATGACGAGTATTTGTTTCCTGGTCATGTTGATTAGAGGCGCAGCTACTCCGACCCCGTCTTTGATCAATATGTTGAGGGCGTGTATGAAGGTGTCCCTGCAGTCCCAGTAGTGCTCGTCGTCCTATTTGGTGCATCCTATCCATATTAAGTGGTAGTCTCCACTCTGTGAGGCGTTCAACGCTGCGGCGAGAAGCGTCAGGTTCCTTCCCCTGACCACCCTGGGCCCTGGCTCACCTATGCCGCTGTCCAGCGGTGAGCTGTTTATTTCCATCTCCTGCAAACGCAGTTTGCATGATCCTGCAAACGCGCTGTATATCTTTCGCACTGCTTCCAGTTCCTCCCGGGCGGCTGGATGGTCGTACTGTATGTGCAGCAGCAAGGGGTCTAGTCCCCTGGTTACAGCCATGACGGTAAGCGCCAGGCTGTCTATTCCACCGCTGCAGAGTATGATCGGTCTCGGCTTCATGACTGCTCCCTCTTCTTTGCAAGCTTGTACTCTGGCACAGACCAGAGCATCTCCTGTATGACATCATCAATTGTCTGACCCCTGATGTTGGCAAGTGTCTCACAGGCGCAGACGAAGTAGTCAACCCTAGGGGTCTGTCCACCCGCCCACCTGTTCAGGGTGCTGTGGCTTGCGCCGCAACGCCTGCAGAAGTCCAGGTAGCTGACACCCAGTCCCTTCAGTATGTCCATTATCCTCTGTCCGAAATTCATTGTTCGCTCCTTATGTATTTTTGCTTTATACGGAATGATGTGGGTGTAGCGGTCAGTCATCTCAGGAACCATCCCACTGGGCGGTTTTCCTCGACGAACTCACGCCTGTCCAGAGGCTCCTCACCCCTGGAGATGCGCAGCTCATCCCGCCTCTTTGCATTGGCGTCCATAGCCAGGACGTGTTTCAGATAGAAGTTCTCGCCGCCCCTCTCAGCCTTCTTCCTAGACAGGTTCAGCCTCCACTCCGATATGATCGCCTCACTTGGCAATACTGGGTTCGCACTGTCAGTCAACCACCACTTAATCACCTTGGGGCTTTCCGACGCCCAGTCAGTGAACGTCTGGTGGTGCTTCGTGCCCCGCTTTATCCTCTCCCTTCCAGCCTCGCACTCGCAGGCTAGCTGAAATTTATCCGCATCCACATAATCCCCATGTATTGGGCTGTGCTTGCGAACATGCATAGCGCCGAGCCTGAATCCGCCATTGCAGTCTTCGCAGTCCTTGAAGTCCCTCTCCTCCCTCTCCCTGTCTCGGTGGCTGTAGTTATTCTTCATGTATGTGCTGACCTGCGCCAGGGTCGGGAAATAGGTTCCCTCGTAACACGCCATGAACTCCTTGATGCCCTCCCTCAAATGCTCGTTGAGTATCCTCTTTTGAATTTTAACTTCGTTTTCATCGTATAAGTCCTCGAATGCGTAGAACCATGATTCCTCCGCGCCGTTGATCCAACTCAACTGCTTGTCATAGTTGTGAGAAGCCATGAAATTGTAAACGATAAGCCACATGCACTCGCTGATTGTTTCTTGATCTGCCATTACGTTATCCTCTTGTAGATTTTGCGTTTTCTTGGTTGTTGTTCCTGCGGTAAAAGGGTCTGGGGTGGAAGGGCTGACATCTTCTGCGGCTTGCGCTTCCACTCTTCCGCGTCCTCCAGTAGCCCACCTGCATTCTTGCTGTTCAAGATTGATTCAATCTTGGTGTTGTTTTCAGTCCACCAGTTGTCGCCAAGAAAGACGTAGTCTATTATCAGCTTGCACTCTTCAACTGTGTGTACCTTCAAGGCGCTTCTTATGGTCTTGACCTGCGCCTTCCTTATTGCCTTGGCTGTCTTCTTGTGACTGTGCCAGTGATTGTAGACCTCGGCTAGAGACTTGCTTATGTGAGCCTCCACCACCCCTTTGCCGACACCGACATTTAATAAATTAATATTTTTATTAATAGATGTACTTGTTCTTTTACTTTTACTGTATAGGGGCTGCTGTGTCGCCGTTTCGCTGGGAGTTGTAGGAGGAGGGTGGTCGGTTTCTGGTACAGAAGTGGTCGGAACCTGGTTGTTTTCTGGTTGTCCTTTGGTTGGAGTTTGCTCTACACCCCCCATATAATCGTGTCCGATTGGTACAACTTTGGTTCTCGTCTTTTTAAAGTACTGGTCGGCGAATTGGTCAACGTCTTTCTGTAGCTGTCTGACCTTGTGCCTTGACCAGCACAGAGCCTTGCTGATCTCCCTCTGTGACGGCTCTCTCCTGAGCAGTATTCTCTGCGTCCACAACCAACTCCAGGCTTCGGATTCCTTCGCTGGTTGTTTGTAGTCGTCACGCTCGCTCACGTATTTCATGGGTAGTGGTATCCACATTATTCCTCCAGTATGTAGATGTCTATTGTTGTTCTTGGTTCCTCTTCCTTGGCGCAGTACATCTTCTCTGCGATGAACGTGCAGTTGTGTTTGTCGTCCTCCCAATAGCCAGCATCGTTTATGCTGTCCTTCACAAGCTTGACCAGGTTGTCCAGGTCGGGCTTGGTCTGCTTGGGAATCTCCTCCGACGGATCCTTTTTCCTCTGGAGCCTCTTCGGTCGCCCGTGCCAGAAACGGCACACTATCATTACGGGGCAGTCCAGCTCAAACGGCCAGCCCTCTTCACCGCCTAGATGATCCTGGAAAGCCTCGGCTATCCTTCTCTGCGCCCTCCTTGTCTTAAGGGGGGTGAACGTATGCGTCCTGGTGACCCTGGGTCTTCCCTTCGCCATCGGCTCGCCGTCAATCTTGACACTGTCTATGCAGATCCAGCGCCGACCGTTGATGACGGCTTTGCCATCCTCCATGCTGATGTTCATTCTTCGCCCCTGTACTCGATCTCCCATGCGTCGATGGGTACTTGCTTCTGCGTCACCCGCCTGATGGCTCTGCGGTACGCCATTATTGGTCTGACTGGAGCTGTGGTGTCCTCCAACCAGAACCACATACCGTTTATCTGTTTGATGAAACGGTATCCCTTGATGTCGGTGCATCGCCTGTTCATCGACCTTCGGATCTCGTCCAGGGTTGCTGTACTAGGCTTGTCTGGGTTCTTCTTTTGACCGCCCATCTGGGCAGCCCACTTCTGGAAAAGATGGTGTCCAAGCGTTGTTGTCTTGGTTGTCATTTGTACCTCCTTGCAGGTCTTACATAAACTCTTAGTAAAGGTAAACCAAAATATGTCCGAAGTCAACAAAAGAGTTGCATTTATTCTTACACAATATAATATGTAAGAGCAAAGCAAACCTATAAGGAGGATTTATGGCTGCAAGAACAAAGAAGAATACTTTCAGGGATCTATACAAGATTAACGTGGACGAGTACGTCCTGATGAAAAAGGGCGGCAAGTTCCAGCCCAAGTACATAAGCTGGTGCGACGCCTGGGCACTGCTGAAGCACGACCACCCAGATGCCACTTGGCAAGCGTATGAGAATCCAACGTCTGGCATGCCCTACTTCGTATCGCCAGACGGCTGCGGGGTGATGGTAAAGGTTGGCGTTACGGTCGGCGATGTGGAGATGATATGCTGGCAGCCGATCATGGACGACAGGATGAACGGAAAGAAGGTGCAGGCAGTGACCTCCCGTGACATCTCGGACACCATACAGAGGGCGCTGGTCAAGGCTATTGGCTTGCACGGGCTGGGTCTGGAGCTATGGAGCAAGAATGAAAGGCAGATCCGCAAGCACATGAACAGCGAGCCTAAGCAACCTGTGAAACTGGAATCTGTGCAGCCGCCAAAGATGCTGTCCACCCAGCACCCGTCGTGGGACAAGGACAGGTCTAGGTTCCAGGGGGTTCTGCAGCGGATGAACAAGTGCTACGGCGACCTTGTGGTGTACCTGGAGATGGAAGGAAAACCACGACCAAGCCAGATGGATCAGGAGACACGGAACAAGTGCGTGGAATGGCTGGAAAAAGCGGAGCAGCAGTTCCTGGCGATAAGGAGTTGACATGGCTATTCACTTCATAGATACAGAGACCACGGGTCTGGACGCTTCAGTCCATGAAATAATCGAGATTGCGATTATCACCGACTATGGTGACGGTCGTGTTGAGACATGGTCTTCGCGGGTCAAGCCGAAGCGGATAGAGGATGCCGACCCCATGGCGCTACAGATCAACGGGTACGACTCTGCAAAGGAGAAGTGGGACGATGCGCCGACTTTTGAGGAGGTCTACCAGGATCACTTGTGGAACAAATGGCGCAAGGGCGACATTGTCGTCGGGCACAACATTGCGTTTGACGCCGAGTTCTACCGCGAGGAGTGCAAGAGGATTGACGCTCCTGATACATTTCCGTGGACAAAGATCGATACGGTGACATTGGTGCATGAGCATTTAATGCCTATGGGGCTGAAGTCACTAAGTCTAGACAAAATAAGGACATTTCTGCATTGGAGCAGCAAGGGAGCGCACACTGCTCTGAAAGACGCTGAAGACTGCAGAAGACTTTACTGGTGTCTATTAAGACGCCAGCATGACAACACAATCACAAAAGGAGAAAAAAGTGAGTAGTGAAAATAACCATTGGAGCATGAAAGACAGAGAGGACTGGACTCAGGATGACTGGGATCAGTTCCAAAAAGAAACAAACAACCAGCCAAGGAAAATAACAATGGCAACGTACTGCAAAGAAGTCGAAGAGGCGGTGGAAAGCGTACTGCCTGCGATCACACTTGAGTGGGTGGAGGCAGAGGCTAAAAAAGCCGAAGCTCATCCAGACTGGGATTTGAATGTCGGAAGGTGCATGCAGCTACTCTTCAGGGTGATGATGCAGCAGAACAAACATGAGGTCATTGTGACTGACTTCATGTATATGGTTGATAAGTACGCCATTGGCGTAACCCTCCATGACGTGCCCTGCGATCTTGATCAGGCGTATGCGGTTGCTGGATACATCCGCCACCCTGTTAAGAAAGTAGAACTCGATCCCCTGCCGTTCTGATGTTCGAGGTGTACATAGCAAGGAGGGAGGGCAAGACCCTGACCCCGCAGACCAAGGTCAGGGTCGAGTACCCCTCGATTGAGGAGGCTCTCAAAAGCGCGGGGAGGCTCATAGCTGGGCTTACGGGAAACAAGATCCGTGCCCGCAACGCCACCCTTCGCGGCTTCCATCCCGCCGACTGCATCATCGTCGAGGATCCAGACATGGATCTGGTCGCGGTGATTCCAGGCGGCGCGTTGGTGGCAGAGGACGGGTCGGTCAGGGACGTGGTGACAGTGGCTACGACGATACACCACGGAGAGGCTTAGAAACTCCTGGGGTTGATCTCGATCTCATGGAGTTCGACTGGCTCCCTGTCGTCGTATCCCCACTCCTCCACATTCCTGGCGTTGGGATCGTCTATCAGCAATTTGGTTTCTGGGTTGAGGTCTATGTTGACCTTCAGCCCAGTGACCGCCGTGACGGGGACTTCACGTACCCAGGAGTCGTTGACTATCCTGCAGAACTGCGCTTTGAACAACCGCTCGATGCTGCCGACCGTGTGCCACGGGCACAGGAAAGACTGCGCCCACCAGGCGGGGCAGAGCTTTGCCAACAGTTCAACGCTGGACTGATAGATAGCCTGGCAGGCTTGGCGGTTGTACAAGGGCAACCGGTGCTCGATGAAGGCAGCCAGTTCGATCAGGTCTGCCGCCGTATCTGATTCCAAGGCAAGCACCAAGCTGAACAGTACGGCATGCTGCACGTTAGGAACCCTCGGCGTCACCAGGTCACCCTTAGTCCAGTCGGGCGACACAGCCTTCGCGTAGTACTCCATCCCCCTTTTCCTGCCCATGCTTGCGGCGTCCATTATCCTCTTGGTCACCAGCTCACGGCAGATGTGCCTGTACCTCTGGCAGGCCTGGTGCATCGGTTCGACGATCTGTTCTGGTGTAAGCCTGTCCACTATCAGACGGGAGAGCGTGTCCGCCCATATGACAATGCCCTCCTGCACCATGTCACCAAGGGTGGGTGCTTTCTTCGGCAGTTTGAATCCTTCTAGCCTCCAGATACGACCGTTGCGCCCCAGGAAAACCCACTTGTGTTTGCAGCAGACGAACACGTCGTGCGTTGTCAGCCCGATCTGCAGGGGCCCGCACAGCACCAGTGGCAGGTACATCCTACGTCCAGAGACCTTTCTGTGGTATAGTCCGCATCTCATTCCCCAGCTAGACTGCCTTTCGGAATGTATCATTCCTTCGCTGTATCTTTTGTATACCGTAATATGGTTCTCTTTCCAACGGGCATCAGTGTCTTTTGCAATGGGCATTTGTAATCTCCTAGACCATGTATCGTTTCGGGGGTAATATATGTTTTGGGGGTGTACATTTTGACGCGCAAGGAGTTTTGGTTTCGCTGGCCGTTGGTACTGTCTTTTTCAAGATTGACAGCTCCAGACTTTTGTTCGGGCATTGGATACTCCTACTACTCATACCGGCAACTTGCCAGGTATGGAAGGCTTCCAACCAAGGAAACCATAGAGACCTGGTTGCGTGGTCTCAATATACCGTTATCTATATTTTACGGCGAACTCGACATCATGTCTGATTATTTGGAGAGAAAATGGCAGAATACTCAGAGGCTGCAAAGAAACTGCTATCAGTCTGCACCCGACTACAGAACATGTTCAAAGGCTCCAGATACTATGAGACAGTACAGACCGAGGCTGCTGACGGGGTCATTTTCCGCTGGGAGTATCGGTATGGAAAATTTGAATGGTACGACACGGAACGGGGATGGCAGAAAGCGGTGAACCCGCGAGACCCGTCGATGATGGCTCGCCTGATCACGGTCGTTCCGTACCTGCACAGGGCGGCGGTTGAAAAAAAGGGGGCTGTGGCAGACGCACTTGATGCGGCTGCGTCGGCAGGAGAGGAGTACCTGCAGGAGTGGTCAGGAATTAATCGTGATTTCCATGAAGAGGAAACTTCGGATTATGAAGCACTTGCCAGCGGCGTCAACGAACTGTAGCGGATAGGCGTCGAGCTTGCGCTTTGTCACGTCAATGATGAACCTGTCCAGTCTTTTCTGGTCGTTGAAATAAATCTTTTTCTCACCGCTTCCGTACACCAGGGCTACTTCGGCGTAGTACTTGGGCTGGGGTGGGTTTGGTGATGACTTTGGTTTTGATGAACTGGATCCTGCTCTTGCCATTGTGCCCTCCAGGCTAATAGACTATGATGTAAGCATATCATAATGCAGGAGCACTCAAATGGCAATTGACGAAAGATTAGACCTCCAGACATTCAAGGGGCAGAGAACGGCTGTGCAGGACTTGTTCATCAAGTTTCTCGGCGCGGAGATAGACTCAGACACGGTTCGCGGCGCGACGACGCTGATCAGGGAGGCGAGGATGATACTGCAGGCGGAGATGACAACCATCCCGAAGGAAAACCCCGCCATGAAAAAGAAGATAACTGAGAGCATCACCCCCAACGGGCCGTTCCCCAGGCTTATCAAGCCTCTATGATCATACCTCCAGAACATCCCGACTTCTGGAACCCCGCTGCTTTTCTGCCGATGCTGCAGATCAGAACAAAGTCCAAAGGTCTGCAACCGTTCAGACTATGGGATCACCAGATGATCCTTGCTGCAGCGGTGCAGGCTGCATACGCACAGCAGAAGTGGTTGGTGCATATCAAGCCACGCCAGGAAGGCTCGTCTACGTTTTTTACTGGTGTTGCATTCCAACACGCGGCGTTCCGTACTGGATGCCAGGTCGCCATCATAGGTCACAAGAAAAAGAACGCAAAATCCCTGGCTGAGATTGCTAACCGCTTCTACAAGTCGTGCCCTGCCAGCATACGCCCTCGCCGTCATGGAAAGCTGCAGAGGACTTTGGAGTTCCCTGACATCGACAGCAAACTCGACGTAGCCTCGGTGCAGGATGACGAGCCTCTCCGTGGTGAGACCGTCCAGGTAGTGCTAGGCACTGAGCTGTCTTCGTGGCAGGAGGAGGGTGGCGACGAGGTGTGGGCATCCGTGCTGAACGCAGTGCCAGAAGACGGCGGTTTCTTCGTGGCGGAATCTACACCCAAGCACCACGGTGATCAACTCCACATGCTGTGCATGGCAAGCGAAAGACCAGACAGCAAGTGGATGAAGGTGTTCATACCCTGGACAATGATAGCTGAGTACAGCAAGCCTGTTCCCCCGAAGTGGAAGCCCTCTAAGGTCATCCAGGAATACTGGGACGAGTACCCGATGATAACCCCTGGTCAGGCTTACTGGATGCAGGTCAGCGGTCTGCAGAAGTGCAACAGGAACATCGAGAAGTTCAAGCAGGAGTATCCGATCAACGAGTACGACTGCTGGGCAATGACTGGCGATGCCGTCTATGACCAGTCTATTCTCAGGCGATGGCTGCAGGATCTGGACGGAGGCACTGGTCTCGGCATCGAGACCGACCCCTGGGTGCAGTTCCAGGAGCCTGATCCAAAGGACAAGTACATCATCTTCGTTGACCCCGCTTCATCCTGGTCGGAGAGAGACCACTACGGAGTGGTCATCCTCAACATCAGCACGTGCGAGCAGGCTGCAGAATACCTGGGGCATATGAGCGCCTATCAGATGGCGCAGAAACTTGGCGAGTGGGGAAGGCGGTACAACGAGGCGATGATCTATGTGGAGGCGAACGGTGTTGGCGAAAGTGTTCTATCTCATCTTGTGGACAACCCTAATATTAGCTATAGGCGTGTTTTTCATCGTACTCCAAGCAGGCATAGCCGTTCTCGCTCTCGCACCCCAGGTTGGTGGAGCAGCGTGAAGACCAAGCGCGAAGCCGAGGGGTACATGCAGCAGCTCATCGAGGATGAATCCGTCACCATACACAGTTCCAGGAGCCTGCGTCAGTTGCTGACATACCGTGGGCAGTGGGCTGAGAGGTCGAGGGATGCCAGCGGCGGTCACTACGATCTCGCTACGGCGTGGGCTGGAGCGTCCTGGGCGTACATGAATCACCGAGGATCCAGTTGGAAGCAGAAGAAGAAAGACCCAAAAATATTGGCGGCAGAGGCGTTTCGTCGGTTACAATCTCGAATAGATGGTCTGGCAAGTCAGCCCAAGAATACTCCATGGGGAAGTCACTTATGACTGAGGACAAGAAGAACGAGTTTGCCAAGAAGGCGGCGAGGCTGATGTCTCACATCAATCATGCGGAGGAGCACTACAGAAAGCATGTTGCTGTGGAGGATGCTCGCAACCTCGCATATTGGAGGGGCCAGTTCTGGGAGGGTGACGGAACGAGTCCTTTTCCAGAGCTTAGCAATTACAACGCGGAGCAGAATGAGGTTTTTCCCATCATCGACACCATCATTTCTGCCCTCGCATTGGATTTGCCCCAGTGCGAAGTCTTGGATGCGCGTCAGCGATCATACGAAATTCCACAAAGAAGCGAGGATATAACCTTCTCAGGGCGGCGCATAGCTGCGGTTCTGAATTGGATGGCTGAAAAAGATGACATGGATGAGATGTCAAGGGAGGCAGTTCTCCACGCGATGCTCTTTTCCTCTGGAGCCATCCGCAAGATAACCTGGTCTAGGGAGCTGGGGCGTGTGATATGGCGGCTGAAGATGCCGTGGGAGGTTCAGTTTGACTCTGTGGCTCGGCGCATCAGCGACATTTCATGGGCTTCGGAGAGGTTCATCCTTCATGAATCACAGGTCAGGGCGAGGGTCGAGGACGGTTCGTACACACTTAGCGGCAACAGGGTCATCAAGCCCGACACCTATCCCAGGAGCCTGATCGAGGACTGCCAGTCAAACGACCAGGAGCAGGAGATACGCCGCAAGGGAATGAAGGAATATGTGACGATGCATGAGTACTGGGACTTCCGTGAGAAGAAGCTGTACCACATCCACATGGGAACCAAGCAGATAGTGATGGAGACCGCCGCGCCCTACGGCAATCCATACGATCAACTGTGCTTCCACCCTGGTGTGGGACGCATTCGAGGCATCCCTGATGCTACCCTGATAGCCCCTCTGCAGCAGGACATCAATGAACTGGTCAGTGCCAGGAGAGAGATAGTCCGACGCCTGCCCCGCCGTATGTTTTACGACAAGGCGATGTTCCCTTCGGAGGAAGATGCCAGTCGCTTCATGAAAAGCGCAACCTGGGAGCCAGTACCTGTCGAGACCGACGGTCAGTCGCTTGTGGGTGACATGATCTTCGTGACCCCTGAGATGCCCACCACCTTCGACTTCAACAACCATCTTGGACAGGCTTCGGCGCACATCAAGAACATTGCGGGAATGGCTGACTTCCAGCGTGGCGAGGTCAAGAACATCCGTACAGCGGCGGAAGCCAATATGATTCAGATGTCGATACAGGGCAGGATGCAGGTGCGCACCAGGCTGCTGGTCAAGTTTATCCAGAGAGGTTTCGACAAGGCAGCGGAGATCACCCGCTGGTGTCTGGCGAATCCAGATGCTTCAGGAATAGACCTGGCTATGCTGGCTATGCAGACGCAGCTCGACGCCACACCAGAACTTCTGGCCAGGGACTTCCTTGAGAACATGCCGAAGTTCCGAGTGCTTCCGTTCAGTCCGCTGATGGAGGACAAGGTTGTCAGGAGACAGCAACTCGTGGATCTTCTCGGGTCACTCGCACAGACACCTTCAGGAGAGGAGGTGGACTGGAGGGAGATAACCAAGGAACTAGTAGAAATGTTCAACATTCGCCCCTCTATTATGAAGGAAGAGGCTGAACAGGACGAGCCACAACCAGAACAGATGCCGCCGATGGCAGGCATACCATTCCCAGGAGCATAAGATGCCTAACTACTACGGAAACGACGACAACCCCCACAAGAAGTCCAAGAAGGAATCCATATCGATCATCCTGCTTGGAGCACCAGACCGCATGAAGGGTGACGACAACTACGACATGCCTCCCGAGGATTATGCGATGAGCATGATGGACGAGGAGGATAAGCAGGCTATGGACGAAGGGGATATGTCGGAGATGCCCGAACTTCCTGTCAAGGAGATCATGGCTGCGCTGTCCGACTTCGACATACCCGAGGAGTTGCTGTCCAACATCGAGATGCACCTGAAGGGCGAGGGCTGCTGATGCCTCTCTACTACTACGCCTGCACCAGTTGCGACCTGGTCACCGAGCACCTCGTCGAGGTTGAGGAACAGGAGAAGCCGCAGATATGCGGTTGCGGAGGGCTGTCCAACTACCTGCCGCAGCTACTCAGGTTTCGGCATGTGGGCCCCGTGTTCGCCGACTTGCTGGAGATTGAGGACAAACTCCTCACGAACAAGCAGAAGAAGGCGGGGATGAGGATCCGCGACGGTCGCGATGTCAAGAAGTGGGAGAGGGACAACAAGCTGACAGTCTGCACCGAGCAGGAGATGAAGGATGGCAGGGAGCACAGCCTTGACATTGCGGCAAAGCAGAAGAAGGTGCTTGCTGAAGGAGGCAATGATGCGTGGGCTGCGGAAGTGGATCGTATGGACATCACGTCCGCCACTGGATGGAGTGACGATCAGTACCGCCGCTGGAAGACGATGACAGAAACAAAACAGAAAGAGGTTATGGAAAATGGCGATACCGAGTGAAGATGAAATGGCGGCGATGGATCTGCCGGAACTTGAGGCGCTGCTTTCGCAGAAACAGCAGGAACTATCAACAGCAATAGAGGAGTTTGAAATGCAGCCTGAAACAGAACAGATTGAAGAACAACCAGTCGAGGAACAAATGGATGCGCCCGCACCGCCTGTCGAGATGGACGAGTTCGGCATGGGAATGACGCCTGAGCTGGTGCAGTCAGCCACAGCCAAACTGGTGGAGGCAGGCATGCTGGATGCGGCTACCTCTGAAATTACGCCAGAGCTGATCGCCAAGATGCAGGAGATCGCCGACCAGATTGATCCAGGCTTGTACGACTTATCTCAACCCGACCAATTAGAGGAGTTTATCAATGGAATTAACAACGGAACAATCGAACTTGCCCCAGCAGGAGCAGCCCCAGCAGGACAGCCAGCCGAGCCTCTCCTTCCGGGAGGAGCCGCAGGAGGTCTCGGAGGAGCAATCCCCGCAGGTCTCGGAGGAGA